TTTAAGGTTTCAATTTGTGGTAAGATTCTTGGTTTACCTTGGGTTAATAGAAAGATTTTTTCATTGAGAGCGTTATGTGCGCAAAAAATCTCGATGTATAATAAAATGTTTACAGGTGACAAGTATGGTCCTTATACCGTTAGTTCGGTTGATAAAATATATCCTAAGAAGATTGTTGCGCTCTTAGATAAGTTTGATAAGCCTACGAGGATTATTAAGAATCCGAGTGTTTCATTGGCTAAAGTTATTGGGTGTGGATTGAAGAGGATGTATCGTTATATGGGGACTGATAAGTATTTTAATAAGATTGTTTGGAAATTTCGTTATGAAGATGTAGTGTTTATGGAATTTCCTCAGCAATCTTCGTCTGGACTTAGAGCTGGTACTGATGAGGTTATATGTGATGATGGAGGTATTGTTCGTAGAAAAACTGTTAATGGAACAAAATATGATCAGGAAATTGGGTGTAAGAAAAGAATGTTGCAATATGTTCAACAATTTCGTGAAACTGGTGAAATTAAATTTGTTGAATTGGCTTGTTGTGTTTGTTTAAAACATGAGATTTTTAACAATGATACTATTGATGCCACTGAACGGGAGAAAACCTATTTGAAATGTAGGGAGTTTTTTATTCCTCATATGATGCAGTATATGTTTGCGTATCTTACTCAAAAAGATCGTCAAATGTTTGAGCGTGGTCGTATGATTAAGGTTGGTTTTCGTTGGTGGCATGGTGGTGCTCAAGATTTTGCAACTCAAATGAAGTATGACACTCCTGGTATGCATTATGGTGATGGTGATTTTAAGGCTTTTGATACGACTGTCAATATGTTTTTTTTGACACTTTATGAGACACAAGCTGCTGTCTATGTTGATAAAGAGCTTAGTGATATGAAATTATTTTTAGCGTTGTTGAATATAGCTACTAATAATTTGAGTGCAAAGATAACTCATGTTGTTGGTCGTGTGTGGCGTATGATATTTGGTATTATGCCGTCTGGAGCGTTTGAGACATCTCATGGAAATTCATGGATTTTAGGACTACTGTGGTGGTCGTTTTATGAGTATGTTATTTTGATGAATCCTCATCGTGGTGCTCAATTGAATGAAGTTTTTAATAATGATATGATTGAGTTTCCTGATTATGGTGATGACCATGTGCCGTGTGTACCTGATTGTATTTTTGATTTAGTTAATGAGACTTCTTTTTCAGTTTTTGTTAAGGAACATTTTGATATGGAAATTCGTAATATCCATCATGACATTCCTTTTTTTAGTGAACCTGACGATTTTGGAAATTTAAAAAGTGAAGGCGTTGTTTTTTTAAAGAATTATTTTATAAGACGTCCTGATTGGATTCCTAATTATTTACCTGAGGTTCTTCCTTATAGGCGATTAAAAGATTGTTTAGTCAAGTTTGCATGGGGTAATAATCCTCGTTGGACGTTAGCTGATTATTGTGTAGCTGTTATAGGTTTAGCGTATGATAGTCGTGGTACTAATATGCCATTATATGAGCTATGTCAGCAAATGTTTAAATTTTGTTGGGAAGTTGGCG